ACCGTGCAGCGCACATCGGCGACGAGCGCGGACTCCGCCTCGTCGAGGCAGCCCTGGATCAGCTCATCGGGGACGTTCGAGGGGACGTTCGCGCCCGCCCATCCCCGGAACGCGGGCACCGTGACAAGTTGCGCCATGTCACCCGACCTTCCTTCGTGCCCGCCGCTTGGTCGCCGGGGGCGGGCCACCATCCCCCACCAGTGGGCCGGTGGGGGATGGTCCGGCGGCTAAGGGACCACGACCGCCGAGCACTCCGCGATGGCCTCGGGGCGCACCACATGCACGCTCAACCGCTGCTCCGCGAGGATCACGTACTTGTTCTCGATGAACAGCGAGGCGTGGCTGTCAGACATCTTCACCCTGGCCTCGGACTTGTAGTACTTCCGCATGCCACGGTAGATGTCGCCGACGTACGCGGTTCCTTGGGCGACAGCCCCCGCTGGGACGATGGACGTTTGCCACAGATCAGATTCGCGGCGCGCCCCGGTGAGGGTGAGCGCCAACAGCTCAATGTCGATCTCGGCGTAATCCAGGGGGTTCAGTGCGCAGGAGATCACTCCACCAGTTCCGAATCCAGCCATCTGGACCTTCGCGACCCCGACACGAATGGCCTTCATCAGACTCTCGTGGGTCGCGGTCGGCAGGATAGCGGCGACCAGCGCCGCTATCGCCTTCTCCTCTGCGCGCTGCCGGACACCATCCACCAGCTCGTTGTCGATGCGCGACCTCATCCGGATGTTGTCGTCCAACGTCTCCTCTGTGACGACGATGAAGTGAGCCGCCTTGCCGAGTTTCCCGCTGCGCATCTCCGGCTGGATCGAGGCCTCGGTCTTCGCCGCACCCTCGGCCACATCGACCGCTGACGGCACACTGACCGGCCATTCCTCCCAGTCGTAATCGGTCCCGCCGACCTCTTCCGGCATACAGGCGTCGAGGAGCGGGGTTGCCCGGTATGGCATCGGGGCCTCGCCGGTTCGCGTGACCCCGGCGAACGGCTTACCTGCGGTGTCGGTGGACTTGATGACGTTGAACTGCACCGACATCTCGTCGCTGGTGCCTCCGCGCCGAGTCTTGTACGCCCGGAGCTGGTCCGATTCGATCCAATGATCAGCGAGGGACTTGGGGCGGTCCTCGGTGCGGGCGCGCCCGGTGGCGTGCTCCTTCGCGGACTCCTGCAGCGCCTCGAACTCGCTGTCGCGCATGGCGGCTTGCAGGCGGGCTGTCTCGGCGGCTTGCAGCTCGGCGACCCTGCCGTCGAGCTCGGTGGCCTTCGCGAGTGCCTCGGCGAGGGTGGTTGTCTCGGTGTCGGACAGCTCCTCGCCCTGCTCCTGGCGGGCGGTGAGGGCCTGCCCGGCCTCCACGTAGTCGTTGCGCTGCGTGCGCAGCATCTCGATCAGCTTCAGTGACATGGGGTTCCTATCCCGTGAGTGGTCGGATAGGCCTCACCGGCGCGGGACCCGACGACTTCACGGGGAGCGCGGGACCTGCACGCTTGCCGCAGGCGGGGGCGCTCACAACCCGTGGCCGGGCGGGGCGTCGGACTTTGTTGGTCCTGGGTGCAGGTTAGCAGGGTGTGGCGCGGCTCACACGGGACCGAGGCCCACCCGCGTCGGTGAACCGTTGAGGATGCGCTGCCACTCGGCCAGGCACACCCGATGCAGGATCACCACATCAGACACGTCGGCGGCGCGCCCGGTGATGTCCCCCCCCCCCGCAGATGGCGCAGGTCATGCCCGCAACCGGGCGAGCTCGGCGGCCATGCGACGGGCCTCACGCACCCGAACCTCAACCGACCTGGCGAGGTCCGGGCCGGACTCCGACGCGACCTGATCCACCTTCGCCGACTGCCCCAGCGCCCCGAACGTGACAACGGAGATCTCCCGCAGGACCGCCTTCGACACGATGTACGTCACCGTGTCCTTCTCCTGGTCCTCCTCGCGGGTGAACTTCTTGATGTCGAACCCGACACTGACCTCGTCGAGGACACCTGTGCGCAGCAGCTCCAACGCCTTCACCGCCGTCGGCAGGTTCGCCGAGTCCTCGATCCTCGCGTCGAAGTCCAGCCTCGCCTTGGTGTCGGCGAGCCCGTGAACCTTCCCAATCGGTTCCCACGGGTCGTGCTGCCACAGCACCTTCACCCGCGCCGGGTCCTTCACCTGTTCGGCGAAGCAGCCTGGCAGCAGCCGCAGGAACAGCCACCCGCCGCCACGGTCAACGTCCACGTTGTAACGGACAGCGGTCCCGGTGATCGTCCCCGGCTCCGCCCCGGCAGCCACCTTCGCGGCCAGGGTCTGGGTCAGCGAGTCCAGCCGCCGATCCTTCATCGCGACGCTCATTCCGCATCCTCCTCCGGTTGGTCCGGCATCGGACCCATCCGCTCCGCCTGCCGGATCTCGTCCACGGTGACCGCGCCGATCTCGTGCGCGGTCTTGTGGTTCGCCCACCGGGTCTTCGCGTCCGGCCTCGTGAGCTCGTCGGTGTTGTACCGCACCGACTGCCCCCTGGGGACGCACTTGGTGGAGGCGTCCTGCATCGGGCCGAGGTACCGGTTCACGGTGACGCGGACGAAGTTCCCCCACTCCGACTCGCTGTTGGAGTACACCCGCGACTCCGATGGGACGCCCAGGAGGTACGGGGTGACCCCGGTCATGTCCGACGCGAGCCGCAGGTTGAACTCGCGTGCCGGGACCAGTGCGAGGTCCTGCGCGCTCCAACCGACCTGCCGGAACTCCGCTTTGATGAGGGCGGCGATCCCGTCGCGGCGGACACCGGCGCTGAACGCGGACTTCGCGGCCAGCAGCTCATCGGGGGACATGTCCGTGTCGATGGACAGCACCCCGACCGGCTTCCCGTCCCGCATCACGACATACGTCGCCTGCTCCACAGCCGCGATGAGGCGCAGCGTGTCCTGGTAGCGGTGCAGGATGCCGACTCCCATCCGCTGCTGCGGCCTAACGTTCACGGCGGCGTGCCACATCTCGTCGGGCTCCAGCTCCCGCCCGACACCCGACGCCGGGTCCGTGACCCGGTACACGCTCCCCGTGTAACCGGGGCGCCGCGACGGCTCCCACGTGACCCGTGCCGCGTCGATCAGCGGCAGGCTGGTGGGGTAGCCGAGGCGGTCGGTGTCGCGGGTCTTGTCCGCGAAGGCGTTGCCGTGCAGTTGCAGCGACCTCGCTGCGGACGCCGCCCACACCGATTGGCCGTGCCACAGCGGGTCCGGGTCGGTCAGGATCGGGGGCCGGGGCAGCATCAGCAGCGGGCGTTCCGGGTCGTTCAGGTGCTTCACCGCTTCGGGGGTGAGGGACGCGATCACGTCGGCCACGAGGTCCACGCCCCGACCGACGCCGGGGAGGCCCATCGCCCGATCCTCACCGATCCAACCGAGGGCCCCGGCGGACGACAGGACCGTGTCCCAGTCGGACCACACGCCCTGCGGCCCGCTCTCCTCCGCTGCTGCGGCCCACGCTGGGATGTCGTGCCTCCCGTCCGCGTACCGGCCCACCAACGACCCTAGGCCCCTCAAGGAAGATCCCGATGCCCGACGGGCCCGGACCACTCCGCGACCGCGCCGCCCACGATCAGGAGCGCCCCCGCCAGCCCGAGGGCCATCGGCCACGACCACACCGCCACAGCGGCGACAAGCAGCACCGCGCCCAGCATCTGCATGAGGACAGCCGCCACATGGCCACCGTAGCCCACGGCCCGCAGTTTCACGCGACAGCGGACCTTTCACGGGCGCGGAACGCGAACGCCGCCGCCGCCATCGCCAGCACCCCCGCCGGGCACGACCGCAGCGGCAGCCGCACGGGGACCGCCAGCACAGCCTCAGCCAAACCGGTGTCGGCGGGGTCGTGGACCAGCTCCCCCGCAGCCAACCGGACCCGGCACATCTCCACCGCAGCCGCCAGCTCCGTGTCGGACAACCAGAACTCCTTGGCCCGCCGCACCTGGACCTGCGCTTTCAACGGGAACGCCGGGGCCACCATCCACGACCCGGCGCCCGCCACTTCCTGCGCCGCTGCCGTGGCCTCGTCCAACGACGCGAACACTCCCACCAACCGGACCGCCACCACGGCGCTATCACCTTCAGCACGGCCAGCCAGCACCACCGGCCACCGCCTCGAACCGTCCGGGGCCGGCTCCATCGACACCCCCACCACCGACCGGTCCCGCCGAGGAACCACCCCCGCACGGGCGGCAGCAGCCCACACCCCCGGATCCACCGCCAGGGGCACCGCCTCATCCCGATCCGGCCAGATGTTCAACCACTGCTCATCGAAGGACGGCTCATCGACGTCCAACATGATCAACCGCCGCCGCGCCGCATCGAAGAAAGGGGAAGCCGCCCGCCAACCCCCCTCATCCCACCGATCAGTACCCGCCGGAGCGGACCACTCCACGATCAACCGCCGATCCGGGCTGTGCAGCTCCCCCAGAGCCAGGTTCCGGTAATGCGGCATCAGGTCGGTGCAGTCCTCATGCGCCGTGCTGATCAGCCACAACTGCGGCTCCCGCCTGGCGGCCTGCGTCTTGCTGATCCCGTTGGCCACCGTCTTCAAGGACACGTCCCAGCACTCATCGACCAAGCTGAAACTCGAAGACCAGCCGTAAGCGCCCTTCTCCGCCCTAGCCACCCACCGGCCCCCAGGCGCCCGCACCTCCGCCTTCCCGTTCGTGTCAATCGCCTTGAACCTCGCATCACCCCCAGCGCGCAGCTCCCGAGCCCACACCCGGCACGGCATCTGCACCTCCTCAGCAACAGACAGATCACGGGCGATATGCAGCACAAGCTGCTCCTCCCCCAGTCGGTCCGCCATGTGGAACCGGTCCAAGCTGAACTCCCGCAACCCCACCGACTTCCCCACCTGGCGGTTCGACGTCCACACCACGATGTCCCACACCAGGCGCCCCGCCTCGTCATGCTCATAAGCCCGGACGAACATGAGCCGCTGGAACCAGCGCAACGGCTTCTCATGCGCCGGGATCTGCGGGTCAGCCAACCGGCGGGCCTCCACCCGCTCTACCGCCTCATAGCCGTACGTGCCCACCGCCCTCGGGTGCGGGGCCGTCATCACCCTCGGCCACACATCATCCGCACCCATCTGCGCGACGATCCGGGCCATCCACGGCGAATCCGCGAACACTTCTGGCGGATTCACCGGAATGACGGATTTCCCCGCACTATCGGGTTTATCGGGGGGAGATTCACCCTGGGGTCGGATGGGTGATGCCTTTCGCGGCGGAAGAAATGGGTTAGCATTTCCGGTCGGAATGTTGGGGCGTCGTTTGTTCATGCGCCCGCCGTGCTTGGCGTTGCAGATCATGTGCGCGGGCGCGAGGAGCTCCATCGGTGGGAGCAGTTCGCCTCCGTGCGCGAGGGGGTGGAGGTGGTCGCAGGTGGGGCCGTACCGGGTGTTGCCCTTGAGTGTGTAGTCGATGTCGCCTCCGCATCGGCAGCAGGGTTCTTGGTTGGCGCGGGCGATGGCGATGCGGGCTCGGCGGAGTTTGATCCAGGGCCACGTGTTGCGTTTGGCGTCGGTCATGGGTGTCCGCTCGGGCAGTGCGCGCCCGCGCAGTACCGGGCGTGGTGATGGCGTTTGGGGTTCCAGCGAGCGGGCCGGAGTCGGCAGCCGGGGCATGTCGGTGTCGGGGCCGTCGTCTCTGGTTGTTGGTTGTACGTGATTGTGAACAGTGCGGCTTGGTCTGTCATGTCGCGCTGTCCCTGGGGCGCAGGGGGGGTGCCACGGGGTTCGGGGGTGGTTCCTGGTCCTTGGGGTGGGTGCCGGGTCCTGTTGGCTCCTGCCCCTGTTCTTGGCCTTCTGGTTCGGGGGTCCTGTCGGGTTTGCCGGTGCGGTCTGTTCGGTGTCCGACCCCGGGTCGGGGGATGGGGCACCCCCCCTGGGTTCGTTTCACCTCGCCCGGTCCTCGGCGGTGCGCCTGTCGTGGCAGGCGGTGCACAGCGACAGCAGCCTGGACAGGTGCGGGAGCTGGTCGCCGCCGGCGGCGATGCCGTCGAGGTGGTGGACCTCGGTGGCCGGGTCGCCGCAGTCGCGGCACCGGTGCCGGTCCCGGGCGAGGACGGAGTCGCGGAGGCGGCGCCACGGCCGCCCTCCTCGGCCCTTGCCGGAGCCGTGCCACGCCGGGCGCTTGTGCTGGGCGCAGCGGGGGTCGCCGGGTTCGGCGGTGTTGGGACAGCCGGGCTCGGCGCACACCTTGGGGGCGCGGGTCATAGCCAGCCGAGGGGCGGCGTTCATCGCCCGACCTCGTGCCCGAGGTCGGTGAGCGCTTCGGCGGCGCTGGTCAGGTATTCGGCGAACAGGTCGGGAGTGAGGGCCTGCGGGTCCTCGTAGCCGTCCATCCAGCCGATGATCTCGGCGGCGAGGAGGTGGTCCTTCCGGGCACGGTGCCCGGTGCAGGGGAGGTCGTCGCACCACGCGCGGCGCGGTTGGCGGGGCTGGGGCGGGCAGTGCCACTTCAGCGGCGGGGTCATCGGGGGTTCCCTCCGGGTCGGCCGTGGTCGCGCCCTGCCCAGATGCCCGCTGTGGTGCCGGTGGCGCTGGCGTGGTCGCGGCAGGCGAGGGCGACGGGGCAGGTCAGGCAGATGTCGCGGGCCCGCGCGCGGATCCGGTCGCGGCGGCGGGGGTCGGGCTCGTCCTCGGGGAACCACATGTCGGGGTCGTGGTCGCGGCAGGCGGCGTCCCGCATCCACCCGGCGTCCCTCGCTGGCCTGAGGTGCCACTCGGTCACCATGGCCAGCATCCGTCCAGGCGGGCGGTGGCCCTGGCGCGGGCGATGTCGCCCCCGGCGCGGATGGCGTCGGACCCGAGCATGACGGTTCCGGTGGGCAGCCCGGACACGGCGGCGATCGCGAGCTGCAGCCCCGCCGCCATGCCGAGCCACCCGGCCTCCTCGGAGTGCCCGTCGTGGGCCTCGCACTGGGCGACGACGGAGAGCCAGAGCGCGGCGAGCACGTCGATGGGGTCGGTGCCGGTGGTGGTCATCGGACGGCCTCCGCTACGACGACGGCGATGATCGCGGCCAGGCCGAGGGCCCAGATCGCGAGGGCGAGCCGCTCCCACCGGTTCACCGGTACCACCCCTGCGGGTCCAGCGGGAGGGCTCCGGCGATCTTCGCGCAGCCGATCGCGCGGAGCGCGCTCAGCGGGATCGCCCGGTCGGTGTCGAGGCTGGCGGCGCGCATCGCGGTCCGGGGGACCATGTGCCGCAGCAGCAGGTCCACGGTGTATCGGGCGTGGTCGAGGTCCTCGCAGGGGAGCCACAGGATCCCGCCGGCGATGGTCAGCCGGGCGGTGTTGTGGGTGCGCCGCATCAGCCACTGGGCGAGCCAGTGCGCTCCGCCGTGGACGGCGCTCACCCTCACCTCGTTCACGACGACGCCGGTGGTCATTTCCGTCATTTCCGTGATCGCGGTCCGGTCGGCCTGCATTTGCATATCACCCTTTCCTCGTCGCTATTTCCGGTATTCCTGCGGGCTGCGGTATTTCGGCGGATTCCGGTGCGAAAGATGTTCCGTCGCCGTTGCTGCGGCGCCAGGCCTGCGGCCGCGGGACGCTCCGGCAGAGGGCGCAGTAGCGCGGCCCTCGGGGCTCGCCGTGGTCGCAGGGCTCGGCGCCGTCGCGGGCCGCGATCCGCAGCGACTCACCGTATGTGACGACCGCTCCACGAGGACGATCAAGATCATTCCGTTGCCCGTTCCCGGCTACTACAGAGGCGTCAACGGGATACGTACTGTGGTTGGTGTATTTGGTTAATTCGGTAGGGGGTCCCAGAGGGCCTGAGTTGGGGCCTGAGTTGGGGCCTGAGTTGACCATCTCAGGTTCCAGAGGGCCTGAGTTGTTGACC